TGAGGCGATTTATAAGATCGGTTTACATGCAAAACGTCGGTTCGCCATGACAGGCACACCAACCGTTGAGCATCCCGCCGATATCATCGGTATACTGAAATTCCTGTACCCGAAGCAATACACGTCTTACTGGCAAGTTTGCGCACGATACTTTCAGATTAACAAGTCGATGCATGGGCCGAAGCCGGAGCTTGGCTGGCCGAAACCGCATCGAGAGAAGGAACTGAAGGAGATAGTTGGCCTTCTATCCGTCCAGCGAAAGCGCAAGGAAGTTATGCCATGGTTGCCGGATAAAACGTTCAAAACGATTGCCTGCGAGTTAACTCCGAAGCAGCGCAAGCTGTATGAGGAAATGAAGGAGTTTTTCGTTGCGTTGGATGAGGATACAGAAACCGAAATTGATGCCGAAAACATCATCTCACAGTTTATGCGGATGCGGCAGCTATGCCTCGATCCGCGCCTATTGGGGTTCGATGTGCGGGGCGCAAAGACGGATGCTTTAATGGACTACCTGAGCAACCATCGAGAACCAGTTATCATCATGTCGATGTTCACCAGTTATCTTCAGCTTATCAAGCCGGAAATCGAAAAGATGGGCTTGCGAGTTGGGGAGATAAATGGCGAAATACCGAATACAAAGAAGAAGCAAGCGGTAGATGCTTTTCAGGCTGGTAAACTGGATGTGCTGTTATGTAACATCATCAGCGCTGGTGTTGGTTACACGCTGGACCGATCTAACTGCGTCATTTTTACGGATCGGGCATGGACACCGATTGACAACTCACAAGCCGAAGACCGTGTTTGTCCAACGTCGATTGAGCGCAACCATGCACATGTCATTATCGACTTGGAGGGCAAGAAAACAATTGACAAGCGAGTGAACAACATCCTTCGTAGAAAATCAACGCTGGTCCAATTTATCAATGAAGGCGGCAGGGAGGCGGTTCGGGAGCTTTTATCGGAGGGATAATGAGATGGAAGCCATCATCATTGTTAAAGCATTTTTACATGCGCCCGGCGTTAAATATTTGCTGACGGTTGCGGGACTTGGAGCCGCATCGGCAGCACTAAAAAGATGGCTCGTAAAGCGCGGATATGACAACGCCGCTTTCCTCTCAGATCGATTATTCTGGTTGGCAGGCGGGGTAATTACCATTGAAGCGTTTATGCGGGCTTTAAAATTGGCTGCGGCCATATTGGAGGTATTCTAAAATGAATGAATTGTATGTGGTTGTAACGAAGACGGATGATGGCTATGCGGAATTGGAGTTTTTCACACAGCGCAAGGTTGCTGACGTTGTTACTTTTGTCGCTTCACTGTCCAGCTATCATGTGATGGATACGGGAAGGATCGTTGAGCGTATTTTCTCTGTGAACCAATATGGAAATGTCACGCATTATAATATCGTTTTCGAGTCGGGCAAATTAACTCTTCAGGTCAAAGGTCATCAGTAAAAATTTTTAAACAGGCGTGAATTTCATCGCATGTAAAAGGTGGTATCGAAATATGCTGAAGTATGAAGTAAAAGGTGATACTGTTGAATTTGAAGTATTTAAACGGCCTAAAAAGGGTGAAATTGGACTTCGATTTTATATTGTAAAGATCAATCTGAGTAAGCTTAACCGTGTAATAGAAAACGTGGAGCAAATGTACATCGTAAGTAATAGCTATACCAATTATTGTAAAGTACGCTTAAAAGATGGCCGCAAGACATTTCTCCATAGGTTTATTACAAATTGTCCTGATGATTTAGTTGTCGATCACGGTAACCATAATGGACTCGATAATACTGATCTGAATTTAAAAGTATGTACAAACTATACGAATTTGAAAAATAAACGAAAGTACAGTAAAAACAGGACTGGGTATAAGAATGTTTTTCCACTGTCAAATGGCAGATATAGAGCTTCAAAAACTATAGATGGGAATGTTTATTACATTGGCACTTTTGATTCAGTAGAAGATGCCGCTGAGAATGTGCGAAAATTTGAGGCTGAGCGGATATAAGTTATTTTAGTTGTAGCATTGCATATTTCACATGTTATGTGGTAAAATAGCTATACAAAGAACAGGAGGCGATGGCGATGCTCATTGATCGTGACAAGTTGGCAGGAATTATTGCGGAACGACTGATTGAGCAAGTGCAGCAAGTACCGTATGAATACGCTGAGCGGTTTGACAAGGAAAACCTTGTCGAATCTATCCTTGAATCCATCTTGGATAAAGAACAGAATGACATCATGGAAACCGTCATGGAACATCAGGAAATTCAGCTTGCCATTAGTGAAGCTGAAATTGAAATCCGGGATTGGAAGGAGGAATTTATTCGATGTTCGGACGAAAGAAACTTCTTGAAGCATTACGGGTTGAACGAGAGCGACTTCATATAAAGAACCTGTACATTAAGGAACTGCAATGGTCCGTTGAAGAACTGAAGAATGAGCTTCGTGAAGCCAACGTCAATTTTCTGCCGGATGAACAGCTTATAACGAATGTCGAAGTCAGGTTGACAGAACGGATTGCGGTCCTTGAGGAAGAACGGGACGAAGCCCGGCAAGCCCTCGAAGAAAAGGACAAGGCGCTTGGATTCTGGCAGCAGCAACCGGGGCGGATACGTGAAAAAATCCAGAGGTTGGAGCAAGCCAACGCTGCGCTGCTGGTGGAACTCGATAAACATACGAAATTGCTGCATTCGATCCAGCTATACATGGGCCAAGATGTTTGGAACGATTTTTGTGCCCAATACGATACAGCCCAACCTACAGCCCAAGACAATCAACACGAATGCCCGAAATGCGGGTCTGATTTGGACTTTTACAAGGGCATGGCCGAGTGTCCTAACGACGGATGCTCGTATCGAGTTCCGTATCAAGAGCCGTCTGATACAGCCCAACCACCTACAGAAGATTGAATATTAATATTCAAAGGAGATGAATTGGGATGGAACTGAAGAATGCTTCTGTGCAAGAGCTTTGGGATGCCCTCTGTGACAAGTTGGAAGAGGAAGGCAAGCTGTTTCATTGCACATTTATGGACGCACATTATGCTGGCAACGATAACTGGCATCATGAATTGCATGTGGCTAACGATGTAGGTTATTCGAAAACAGTGCTAGTTCGAAGCACTAAACCTCATGCGCATGTGGTTTATGATGGACAACTGAAAGGAGAGTCTTATGAAATACAACCTTGTTCGGGGGAGTGAGGTTCAAAGCTTCCTGCGTTGTCGTAAACAGTGGCAATTACGATGGGTTCGCGGCTTGAAGCCGAAGCGCCCGGATGGTAAGATATTCTTTGGAAACTTGATGCATAAGTTTCTTGAAGAGTATCACATGTCTGGAGACTTTCCTTCCGGCATTCGTGCCGCCCGTTCAATGTTTGAAGAAACGGACACTTCGCGGATGGAGCAAGTCGAAATTGACGGTATGTGGGATTTACTGAAGTCGATTGCATCAAACTATGCGGAAAAGTGGTTTCGTCAGGACCGTCAATTCCATACAATTGCAACCGAGTTTACATTCGCCATTCCGCTCACAAACGGCATTGCTTATACAGGTACTATTGATATCCTGATGGTGGATGATTTTGGTCAACTTTGGTTCATGGACCATAAGTGCGGCATATCGATGTCACTGTACGTTGAGCGGATTGAGATGGATCGGCAAATAAGCCGGTATTTCTGGGCGCTCCAGCAGCTTGCGGAAGGCAATGGGTACGTGCTGGTAAAGCATGAACAAGGCGATTATTGGGTGCCCGTCAAGCATTGGATGGAAGTCGAACTTACTAGACTGCCGTCGCCACATGGTTTCATCTACAATTTGATCAAGCGGGATGTTCCTTCAGTTCCCGAAATTCTGAAGAAAGGAGGAATATCGGTTGCTAAGAACCAGAATACGACAGTGGCCGTTTATAAACAGGCGTTGCTCGACAATGGGCTTGCCGTCATTACAGATGGAACTTTCGTAACAGAGGACAAGTATCAAGAAATGCTTGATCATTTGGCATCGCAGGAAGACGAACATGGCGACAAGTTTTTCAAGCGTGTTCGTGTATTCCGTGAACAGGTGGAGCTTGATGCCGCCATTCAGGAATTTTACGCCTCTGCTGTTGAGGCAGAAAATCTTCGTGAGATCATCACAGACGAAGCCGAGTATTATGCAATGCCTTACGATCCGGTTTACCGCAATATTGATGACCATTGTAAACTGTGCCAGATGAAAGAGTTATGTAAAGCAACATTTGATGGATCAAACGGCGACATGATCGCCAATTTGTTTTATGAAAAGGATGAAGAAACACTAAGCCCGCGATCCTTTGAAGTGGAGGTTTAGGTGCTATGCGAGTTGAAGAGATCGTACTTTCACGCATGGAGTATGGAATAAATTTTCACATTTCAAGAGAGTTCATAGATGATTTTGCCGGTTCAATTAGGCTCGAAACGCATATTGACAAAATGACACGCGATGCAGTAGCGTCGTTAAAGCTACAGATGGCAGGGCAAACGCAAGAACCGCAAGTTCACTATTATCCGAAAGACTGGGTAGAGGCGCTGAAGGAACGCTTTGCGCCGCGATGGCTGCTCAGAAGGTGGCCGATTAAGTTCAAGTACATTAAGTTTGAGCCTACGGTTTTATATCCGGGCATTAAACTGCCTGAGCGCAAACATTTTGTCGTGTACAAAACAAAAGAATGGGAGAGTGAATAGGCAATGTTGAAGGATGAATTTTATGTCGAAGTAACGCTTATGACACCGAGAGGACGGCATAAATGGTCCTCCGAGCATATAGCGGGATATCCTACGCCGGATTATATTGAAAAGTGCTTTACTGATGCTGAGGATGCCCTTACGGATGCATTGCAAATGCCAAAAGGGTATCGTGTTATAGCACAACACGCACAGGTCCACAAAATCTATACGCTCAAACAGGAGGGTTAATCGACAATGGCGATAAGTATCAGGAAGCCGGGAGAAGTCTTAACGCAAAAGAAGCCTACAGGGCGATCCGTTGTTTTATATGGACCACCCCTTGTAGGTAAGACAACAACGCTTGGCAATGATCCTAATTTTCGAGTGTGCGTCATCGATTTAGATAAAAATACGACAACGATTGAAGAGTCCGATAACGTAACAATTATAGGCTGCGATTCAGTCAATGATTATTTGGCTGTAAAAGAGGGAGTTGATACGGGTTTTCTTACGCTTGGTAAGGAAAAGTTGAAGATGGACTTCGACGGCTATGCCATCGACAGTTTTACTACGCTTGAAGAGAAATACAAGACGTGGGTAGCGACTGAGCTTGTGCCTAACCGACAACGGGAGTTGAAAGGGCGTTTTGGTGCCCAATCCGATTGGGAAGACTTGCAGCGTAATGAAGTTGGAGAAGTGCGTGATTGGCAGCGCATGACGAAGCGAGAAAAGAATCCCATTAACGTCATTTGGATCGGCCACGATATGACATTAACGAACGAGATGGGGCAGGCGTACGCTACGCAATTGATGCTACAAGGAAAATACGCCGCGCCGCGTATTGTATCGGCTGTCGATGCTGTCTTTTATATGTTCAAAACAGAGAAAGACGGTAAGGTTCATCGGGGTATTTTCACACAGGATAGAGGTATCTTTAAGGCGGATGCTCGAATGCCAATTGATCGCCGTGACGATCTGAAGGCGGTCATCTACAATCCGAAGTGGGGAGAAATCTTCGAAGCCATGGGAGCCGAAAAACAGGTAACCGAGGAAAAATAATGCTTGCGTTTTACGTATCACATGTAATATAATAAGAACACGACGAATAAAGGAGATGTGAGGAATGGGATTTTTCAATACGAACTATTCAGAGGTTGGTTCGTTTGAGCTTGTGCCCGAGGGTGAGTATGAAGCAGTCATTTCAGATGTGAAGAAAACAACCTCGAAAAACAGCGGTGCTCCGATGCTGAAGGTAACGTACACCATCCGCACCGATGTTGAGCAACCGGCACAGAAGCGAAAGATGTTTGACAACCTTGTGCAGATGGACAGTACAATCTTCAAATTTCAACAACTTTCGAAGGCTGTTGGTATTGCGGAAGGGTTGGACATCGAAACGCTGGAAGACTTCGCCAAGCTGATTAAGTTCAAGGCGGTTCGAATCAAAGTTACTCATCGCCTGAATGACTACAACGGCAAGGAAGAAATGCAGGCTAATGTCGCTTTTGTCGGCGAACCGAAGGAAGCATACAGCGGCGGCGATCCGAACAATGGCCCGATGGGCAATCCGTTCGACGATCCCGATGTTGCACCGCCTGATGATATTAATGAAGAGGCAGCACCGCCGCCAGCGGCGAAAAAGGCTGCTAAAAAAGGTAAGAAGACGGATGAAGCCCCTCCGTGGGAAAAGGATCAAGACGATTTACCATTCTGATTGACCGGGCCATAGGCCCATCAATATAAAACCATTATAAAGGAGAAATGATTATCATGACAGTTAACGTTGAAGCCTTGAAAAAACAACTCGCAAAGGTTTCCGCTACCAAGCGGGCAGTAGATCGCGCTGAGAAAGCTTTTGATGAAAAGCAAGACGCTTATGAAGCTGAATGTCGCAAGCTGGAAGCCCTCTCGCGTGGCGAGGAAATTGAGGAAGAAACCGACGAAGAAGCACCTGAAGAAGCCGCTGAATAATTCGGCGTAAACCAGAAGGGCGAAGGGGCAAATTCGCCCTTTTGGGGCCGGGCACAATCGCAAGATCGATGCAAGAATAGCTATCCATAGGTGGATGCGCAGCCTGTGGCAGAAGCCTTGCATCGTAGATTGTGTCGCTGGCCCCAAGCGGGCGAATTGAAAGGAGATAGGCGGCATGTATAGAGGTATGATCTTCGAGTATTTCTTTAAACCTCGCGGGCCGTATGAAGAAAATTCGCAAGGTGAAATTCCTGTCATATGCCCGTTTCCGCACGACAAAGGATATGAGACACGGCCCTCGGCGCATGTCAATCCCAAAAAGGGATTGTTCCATTGCAAAACATGCCAAGCCGAGGGTCGTTTTAACGAAGGGGGATTGTCAGAAACCAACTTTCTTGCCAAAGCTTACAACCTCACGTACGATCAAGCTTTATACCTCGAAGGCATGCTGAACAACCATGAGTTATATGATGACGATGAGTGGGAGCGCCTTCAACGCCTTTTGTATGAAAACAAACCCGCTGTAGAGTACCTAAATGATCGCGGGATCATGAATAAAACCATTGGAAAGTATTCGCTTGGATTCACTGGTGACGGTATTGGATACCCCGTTAAAATGTTCTGGCATCTGGTAGATGTTCGAACCTACGATCCGGGCGGCAAACCAAAGATGCGATCAAAACCGGGCGCAAAGCCTTGGCTGTACCCATTTGATGAATGGATTGTCGATCCGCAACCTACATTGTTCGTAGCTGGTGAGAATGATTGTCTTTTAGCTCGACAGATGGGCTACAATGCAGTTACGGTAACGGGCGGCGAAGGCACGTTTCCGAAGATGCTGGCTGGATTATTCAAAGGGCGAACCGTCTACATGTGCTTCGACTGCGATAGTGCAGGACGAAAGGCGGTCCGATCTGTAGCATTCCGATTACGGGAAGCTGGAGCTACTGTTTATATTGTCGATCTTGAGCTACCGGGAACAAAAGATGATAAGGACATCACCGATTTTGTTGTCAAGCATGGTTGGGGAACTGAAGAATTAAACGCTCGAATCAAGGCAGCGGCGTTGTACACAGGGGAGCTATACTTAGAGGATAAAAACCAACACTACCCACTTATTGAACTATGGGAGGTTCCCCAAGGTAAGCACTCCGGGCAACATCGTAGTTCACGAGTGGTTTTGTCGGGTACTTACGATCAAGCCATGCAAGTTCCTTCAGCTATTGAATGGCGCTGTAATGGAGCGAAGTTAGATGACGAAGGCAAAAGCCCTTGTTATGGCTGTCCTTTAGCGAAAGACAATGTTGATCCAAAATCGCGGTGGTGGACGCTGGATGAAGACAACATGAAGACTGTTTTACGCTTCACAGAAGTCAATGAGAAACAACAAATAAATGCAATTAATATGACACTAAATAGGCCCGATAAGTGTCCTAATGGGACAGTCCATATTCGAGCATTGCAAGATGTTCAGAAGGTGATTTTAACGCCGGATGTGGAAACCGAATCGTTAGAAGACTTTCGAGCAACAGAACAATACGCTTATGTCATTGGAACAGATATGATTGAGGGTTCTCGATATCGAGCGTTCTTTCGTGTCTTTCCGCATCCGAATAACGGACAGCGCGTGTTCTTGGTTGTCGATCACGTTGAAGACTCTGATATTGGTATCAACATGTTCAAGATGACGGAGAGTATTCAGGAGGAACTGAAGAAATTTACCGGCGATCCATTTGAGATGATGCCGCATCGAGCAGAAATGGCGAAAGATATTATCGGCCCATTTGCCCGCGACACGATTGTCAACGGTTGCGATCTTATGTTTCATTCGCCACTTAAATTTATATACAACGGCAAGATGATTAAGGGGTACCCCGAAGGCTTAGTTGTGGGGGACACGCGAACAGGTAAATCCGATGTCGCACAAAGCTTGGTTCGGTATTATCAGCTTGGCAACTTTACATCCGTCAAGCGGGCAACAACAGCCGGTCTATTGGGTGGTGTTGAGAAGCTGCCAACAGGCGGTCATAAGATTACATGGGGTGTGATTCCGCGCAACAATAAAAGTGTCGTATTTCTTGATGAGATGTCGGATTGCGGCCTCGATGTCATCGCCTCTCTAACTGATATGCGGTCTTCGGGTGTGGCGACAGTGAGTAAAGTGGCAAAGGGCAAAGCTCCAGCGAACACACGTATGATGTGGTTATCAAACCCGCGCAAGAATGGTGATGGGCATAATGCTTCTGTTATCGACTATCCATCTGGCGTAAGTATTGTAAACGATCTTGTGGGAGCAACGGAAGACATCGCTCGTTTCGACTTTATTTTACTTGTGGCTGAAGGCGAATACATCTCGCCACTTACGGAGATTACTACTAAGGCATACGACTCGATTGATTACCGCAATCTTATTTATTGGGTGTGGAGCCGAACGCCGGAACAAGTTGTATGGGAAGAAGGAGTTGAGTCTTATGTATGGCATGTATCGCAAGAACTTAACGAAAAGTACAATACGGACGTTAAGTTTTTCGGCGCAGAGGCTTGGAAAAAGCTTGCTCGTATTGCGGTGGCTTGTGCGGGGTGTTGCTTCAGTTCCTCTGCTGATGGTCAACTTCTTGTTGTTTCTAAGCGTCATGTTGATTGGGCTGCTCGTTTCCTCACTGATTGCTACGACAACAACTTTTTTCGCTTGGCTGACTACGTACGGGACAGAAAAGCCTACAACGAAACAAACGATGCGGTGAACACAATTGTTGAGGGAATGTGCCGAACAAAACCTACGGTAATTCGAGCGTTGTTAAATTCAACAGCACCGTTCCCGAGGTTCAATCTTCAGGCTATATCCGGTTTGGAAAACAATGAATTTAATAAGCTAATGGGTGAACTCAGCAGTAACTATCTGGTTACGGTGAGCGCACAGGGATTTTTGCCAACAAGGCGCTTACGTAAGGCGGTTGAGGTATATCGCAGCAATGCAGATGCAGACCGAATGATCCCATTAAGCCAACAAGGAGGTCCACCGTTTTGAACGTTGAAGACAAGCAAATTCGAATTGGCGGTAAATGGTACCATATCTCTTATGCAGAAGACCTTACGGACGCTTGGTATGAATTGGATGAAATGGACGAACTACCGCCGTGGTGTATGTGCGACGTAGAAACCAACGGTTTGCATATCATCAAAGCACGTCCATTCATTGGTGCATTCGGCTGGTCAGGACGTATTTTCGTGTTTCCGACTACATTCGAAAACGTGTCTAAGATTCATCATATCGCAAACCGAATTGGTATCCTTTATAACCACAACGTATTGTTCGATATCCATATGTTGGCGAATGTTGTCGGTGACAATGAGTATTCGTATCGATTCAAAAAATTGGGTGATACGATGGGGCTTTGCCGTCTGATATTCGAAGCCATTAGTGAGCGTGACGGCGGCGACAATTTAAAGCTGAAACATATCGGCAAGAAGTATGTTGATAATACGACAGATCGTTATCAGAAGGCGGTTAAGCAGGCCATTTCAGATATTGAAAAAGCGGATCGAAAAGTATTGATCGCTCAGCTAAAAACACATGGTTGGGGTGTTGGCCGGTTCGAAGATGCGATGAATAAAGGAACTGAAGAAATACCGCCCGAAGTCATGAACGTCTTCTCTGAATGGCGGCGTGAACATCCGCAACGTGGATATCAGGACGTGCCGATGGATATTATGTTGCCGTACGTGGCTGTTGATATTGCGCTTGTTGACCGCATTGTCGAAAAGGCATTGCCGATTATCAAGAAGCGTGAGCAGGAGCATATCATGGAGCAGGAATTTGAGTTGCTACCGCACACATGGAACATGGAACGACAAGGTATTCCAACAGATGTTAAATACCTTGAAGAATCCGGTGAAAAGCTGGATGAATATATTGAATGGTTACAAGCGAAAATGGAGGACCTTGCTGACCGCGAGTTTACTGTTGGACAGCATGCAATTATTAAAGACATCTACGAAGAACGGACTGGCGTTCGCCCGGATTCAACGGACAAGAAGTTCCTGAAATTTATGAAGGATAAAGGCGATGACCTTGCTGAAATTATCACAACACTTCGCCGGGTGGAGAAATGGAAATCAACCTACATCAAACGTATTTTGGGTAATGTGCATGACGGCAAATTCTATTCGACGATGGGACAGTTCAATCCAGTTTCGGGCCGGTTTTCTGGCGATGCACAGCAGTTTCCCCGAGACGGAATTAAATGTGAGATAAAGGAGTGTCCGCTTTATGGGCAAGAGCTATTCACACCCCGCAAAGCTTTTATCATGCGTGGATACTATATTGACTTCTCACAAGTCGAGTTACGTATGCAAGCCCATTACACCTTATATTACGGTGGAGACCTCAACCTTTGCCGGGCATACATGCCATTTAATTGTAGACACTCGATTACCGGAGAACTGTTTGATTATACGACAGTCGAAGGGCGATCACGTTGGAATGAGTTTCGTAACGATGCTCCCAAAGGAAAGCATTGGGAAGAATTGCTGAAAGAAGGCTTCTCCGTTTGGCATATGAAAGACGGCAAAGCGTGGAAGCCAACAGACGTTCATAGCGCGACGACTTGGCGGGCACTCCGAATCATGGGCTTTGTGCCTGAAGAGATGGCCGATAAAGAGTTGAAGTGGTGGCGGTCAAAAGGCAAAACGTTCAACTTCATGCGGAACTATGGTGGTGGTGATCATAAAGCGGCTGAAACGCTGGATATCACACTCGATCAAGCAAAAGCTATGAATGCCGGTTACACGGATGCATTCCCGCTAGTTATCACCTATCAAGACGGCGTTATCGCGGCCATGCGTCAGAAGGGATGGGCGCAGAATATGTCAGGCCGTCGTTATTACCTGACGGAACATTGGAAGTTCTACAAGGTAGCAAATTATCTGATTCAAGGATCGTGCGCCGATGACCTGAAGAAAAAGATGATTAAAGTAGCGAAGTTTATTCGGGAAAACAAGTTGAAGCTGCGCATGGTTCTGTGCGTTCATGACGAGCTTCAGTTCAATTGCCCTGATCCGGCTGAAGATTGGGCGATTTGGGAAATCAAAAGAATCATGGAAGATGCGCCAAATATCAATGTGCCAATTGTTGCGGAAGTGTCGTTTTCAGACACAAATTGGTACGAAAAGGAACCTGTATTGGAGGCTGTATAAAATGACGCTTGGAAAACGAATCAAAAAGCTGCGAAGACAGCGCGGATGGTCCGTCGAAGTCTTAGCAGCTAATGCAGGTATTACACGCAAGACATTGCAGGAGATTGAAAATGGAGTCCGCGCCGGTCCTCGACTTGACACCTTACAGTTGATCGCAAAGGCGCTTCACATAGAGCTTTATAAATTATTCAAGGAGGAAGAAGAGTATGAACTTATCGGAATTGGTGACTGAGGCACATCAAAATGCGGTGAACAAAGGGTGGTGGGACGATGAGCGTTCGTTCGGCGAAGTCATCGCCCTCATTCACTCTGAGGCATCTGAAGCGCTGGAGGATTTCCGTAACGGACACACGGCTACGGAAGTTTGGTACGAACTGAAAGAAGGCGATGAGGTTGCCTACTCCGACAGGCAGCTATTTGATCATTGTAAACCGTGCGGTATCCCATCCGAATTGGCTGATATCTGCATTCGCGTGTTCGATGCCGCAGGCCGATACGGCATCGATCTGGAACAAGCGATCCGGGAAAAGATGGCCTACAACGCTACCCGTCCGATCCGACATGGCGGTAAAAAATTGTGATGCATCGTGGTAATTATATTGAGCTTGTTGAATCACAAAAACAAGCGCTGAGAGCGCCGTTTGTGAAAGGGGGTGAAATACACATGGTAGCTAAAAAGGCTGATGAAAAAGAGGCCGAGATTCAGGATAGCCTCGATCAAAAGAATGCGCTTATCAGCAAAGTTGAATCTGCTGATTCGGTAGCTGAACTGAAGGATGTCCTCATCGACATCATCAATGCGCAATATCCATTCTAAACGGCTTCTGATGGATGACGCTGAAGCCCTCTGGAATATCAAGTCGATACTCGACATCCGATATGATCCAAAGGGCTTTGGCGTCATGTTGTTTCTTCAGATACGACTTCACAAACTCATCGACTTTTGCCTGCATTTTCTTCGTACTAATCACGGTCCTTTGGACTTCGACGAGAACAGGGCTAGGTAAAGAGATATCACGGACATAAGCATCAGGGCGAAAATCATCATTTATCACCGGCTCCACTTCAAAGACTTTGGGTTGTTTCAGGCCAATGTATAGATCAGCAATGGCGATGAAATGTGATATTTTATTTGACTGCGGGTGGATGATTGACGGGTTCGGCATATATAAGTATGGCCGATCCCGTACTTGAGGAATCTGAAGAATATACCCATCTCTGGCAAGCCGTTTCAGAACGCGATTGATGGTGACGACTGGCCGGGCTACTTCAGGACAGGTCAGTGAAGCCAGTTGATCCCGAGATAAAACTCGGAAGTGCTTCAGGAGCTTCAATATCCTCTGATCGCGGAGCATCATCTTCAGTTCCTTCCTCCTTTCGGTACGGCTCAAGCAACGTAACAACTTGTTCCGGTGACATGTAGGGAACCTGAACTTTTTCAAGGAATCCATCGAGCAAATAGGCTCGGCCCTGTATCTTCCCAAGGTGCGCAGCCTCAGGCGAATCCAGTATAATCATGGAGTTGGTTTCGTCGGTGGTAGAAAAAGCAATCCTTGTTAATATATTGGCCTTTATTCGAGGCTTCAAAACATCTTTGGCATCGGGCCGCTGGCTAGATATGATCAAGTGAATATCGAGATAGCCAGCGGTTTCAGCCAATTCAGTCACCGCATTCTGAATTGCCTTGTTGTCGGCAAAGCGCCCGTATTCGTCTATAATGATAAAGACAGGCTCCATTTTTTCATCAGGGTACCGTTGTCTAAATTGCTTAGCATCAACCACATTTTTCTTTGATTTTAACAGCGACTTTCTACGTTTAGCTTCGTCAAGTGCCTGCTCCAAAACAGCCAATGCTTCACGATCCGTTTCAGCAACTTCAATGTGCGGAACACCGCGAAACATGTAGAGGTCTGTAACTTTATTATTGATCATCTTTATCTGCAAATTTCCGTCTAATGAAAGTGTTAAATGCGTTGCGATCAATCGGATTAAAGCGCTTTTTCCCATTCGAGTTGCCCCTCCGGTAAGCAAATGGCAGCATGTTTCATCTGAGAAGTCGAGGAATCGGGTGCCGAATGGTGTCATGAGCGGTACGGTGAGGCCGTTGCGGGGTAGTCGATCCGTGTAGCTGACCTTTTCGAAGAAGGGCGCATAGCCTAGGGTAAGTTCACAGGTAGCACCGAACACATGTTTCAGTTTGATCGGAGCCGCTACAGCCTGCTCCATACCGGGCAGATGCGATTGGAACTTTTCAACCGTCACTCCGTAGGGTAAGGTGATTCGCACCGCATACGTAGCGCCGTGGCGCGTAATCCGGCGCACGGAAACTTCCGGTAGCTTGCAGGATCGGAAATATCGCACAAGCTGTTTCCTGATGATCGCTTTCGGCCTGTTCTGTATCAGGCCCACTCCTGACGCTGCGACAAGCGCCGCGCCTGCAAGGGTCAACATGATAATCGCCTCCTGATATAGTGTATGCCGAATATATCAGGAATATGTTGACATGCTATGTGTAATATGCTATATTCAATATACAAACCGAAAGGGAGATGTTAAAATGGAACGTGTTGAAGAACTGGAGAAGGAGCTTGCGGACCTTAAAATGGTTGCGCAATGCACAGATAAGATTGTCGAGGTACTAGGCGGTACGCTTGACAAAGTTGTAAAGACTGCGCTTATAAGTCTTCGCTCAGGCGGCATTGCAATTCCGCACGAGAAGGCTTTAGAACAGATCGTTATAGAAGGAAAGAAACTCGAATCTGCTTTTGACGAGTTGAACAAATGGATGGAAATGATGGAGTTGATGGATAGTGGTACATCTGATAGCCATTGATCCTAGCGGTAATTTCCTCTCTAAAGAAGGGAAAGGTACTACAGGCTGGGCCTCGTTTGACAGTGACGGGTCGCTCATGAATTATGGGGATGTGCGGGCAAAGGAGTATGATACAACGGAGAATTATTGGGGAGCTATCATCAGTAAAATTATGGCTGCTCATCCGAAGATCATTGTTTGTGAATCTTATCAACTTCAACCGGGTAAAGCAATGGCGCAGTCGTGGTCTGATCTTGAGACACCGCAACTCATCGGAGCTATCCGGCATATTGCTTGGTCAAAGAATGTAAAATTTATCTTTCAACCGCCATCAATTAAGCCTCGTTTCGCAGACCATATTCTTGTTCGAATGGGTATTGCAGAGACAAAAAACAATAAGATTTTTATGGTGCAAGGAATGCGATCCAACGATCATCAGCGAGACGCAATTCGGCACGGTCTGTACTACTTCAAATATGGGGTGAAAAAATGAGTGATCCAATCAATCCAAGTCATTATAGACAAGGCGATGTTGAATGTATTGACGCAATTGAATCGGCTACAGCAAACCTGAAAGGGATTGAGGCGCATTGCACAGGTACGGCGATCAAGTATTTGTGGCGTTGGAAAGAGAAGAATGGCATCGAAGACTTGGATAAAGCTATCTGGTACATTACCCGATTGAAAAATAATATTCAAACGCCTGTAAATGAAATTGAATATGATTATTCAAAAATAAGGTCAGACGTAAAAGACAATCTACTCAATTATGCTTCACAAATTACGGTAAATAACATTATGTTTGCTATTGCTGATACGCACCCCTACTTGTCTTTCAGTATACGCAAGAAATTAGCAGATCGTTTGTACGATGACTTCATGAAAGAAGCCTCCCGTTAATAGGGAGGCTTTTCTTTACTTTGCATTCGTCAGGCCGTTTCGTTTGAGAACTTCTTTCTGAAGCTGGCCCTTCTTGCTGATGTAGTTGTTCTTCCACCATGCCCAAACGGATGTAATGATCGTGAACCCGGTACTAACGATGGTATCAACAGTTTCATCCTCAATCGGTAGTGGCGACTTGCCTGCTGCTGTCAGCAATTGATTGATCAATGCAATCGCGAGAATGATCGTACGAATAATGCTTCCTTTATCCATTCTTTTCGCCTTCTTTCTTCCAATAAATATAAAGCTTTTTCTGTTCAGGGTGCCATGTGTAGGGGATACCAAGCGCATCCAGTAGCGGAGCGTAGTCCCCCCGAACGCGGTCATTCTTCAGTTCCACATCAATGACAGTCGTATCGTTAATAACCGTCTTTGGTTGAGTAGGAACTGAAGAAATCACAGGCTTCGCGTTCAGGTTCCAAGCCCCAAAGTCTTGCGCCAGCGTCCGGTTCAGGTCATATGAGAATCCGTTATATGTATGTCCATTGCTGTATTGAATGAAGTGGGCTTTCGTGCTGACTTTACCGCCGCTCCACGCATAGGTTTGCCAGAACAACTCAGCAGCGTTACGCTTTGCCATTTCTTCAATGAATCGATAGGAGCCGTAGCCACCTGACCGATAGTCTTTTCCAAGCTCGACAGCAACACCGCGCATGTACTTTTCGACAACCGTCATTTGATCCGATTGTACATCGAAATCACAAGCGAAGTAAGCACCTGAACCTTTTGGAATACCGATCAAGGCTGCTTCTTTCAGGAAAGCTTCGGCATCAGCCATACCGGCATCCTGCCCTTTAAGCATTCGGTTTGCTGTTGACTCAAAGACCGCTACGATATCCAGACCGGCATCGTTAGTAAGTTGTGCTTCTTCTTTCGTCAGGCGCTTCCACGCCATACTTTGCGGGACTACATAGCGGGCAACAAACTTCTTGCCTTGTCCTGCAAAGTATGCGGCATCCGTCTTTGTAAGCGGATGGGCGCAATCAATACCTTCAACAGACATGTTAACCACCCAAACCTTTCTGAATAAGTGCAAACACAATGGCCGCTGCGCCGGTAATGAAGGATGTTATTGTTGTGCGCCACAGCCATGTTTGCGTATCTTCAAGCTTTTTAATTCGGCGCTCTTGCTCCAAATAGCGAATTTGATTGGACTCCTTTAAGGCATCCATTTTTTCACCCAAGCGCCCAAGCTCAATACGAATTTGCGTTAGCGTCTCGAAATGCATGTCGTCGGCCTCCTGCGACACAGTTTTAACCCCCTTCCTGATCAGCATCAACTGTGATTGGATACCCGAACGGGCTGACTGTGCGCCCAACTGCCTCTCCGGGATTGCCCGTCCCTGCTTGGTAGGCTGCTGATCCAACACGGCCCAATTGACTTAAGCCATATTTGAGCCAAGCTTGCGGGTCAACACCACCTTGATATTCGCGCTCGTAATCAATCGGTTTATTCGTGAATAGGTTCTTGTTTGTAAGTACCTCAATCGGTATTTTACCTAACACGTTTGCACCGCTGGCGAGGTAGCGAAGCGGGTCCATACCGGAGTTCCCGAAGATGCTGTTCAGGTCATTCAACGGCAAGTTAACGGGTAATTGTTTGTTGCCGAGAATCCCAAAGTAAGACTCGCGGGCAAAATCAGGTCCGTCCTGTCCTTCCTGCGACTGCTCCTTCAAAGCGACATACTGCTTATAGAATCGAGGGTTTTGCATCAACTTCTGTATTTGAAGCGGCGCATTATTCTTCGTCCAGTTCCAGAAGGGAATGAGCAGGCGGGCCACACGATCAGAATGTGTCAGTTCGTGATAGTTGAAAAGGTACTGACGAACTGAAGAAGCAGCCTGCTTCGGCGAACCTGTTTTTCCCAGAACATCGACGTAGTGTGCAAACCGCGTGAAGTTTTCGGCGGGCTGGCCGTACTTCTTTTGCATGTAAGCCGTGAGCTTGTTGCTGCGGAACTTCTTCTCCAGTTCTTCAAACTTAGTGCCTTTCCCACGATCATTTGCCTTGATGAAATCGGAGTAGAAGTTTTGATGCAAGACACCTTGTTTAATAGCCGATTGAAATACCTTTTCTTCAGCCGCAGACAATGTGCCTTTCCGTGCCTTATCCATCAACGTTGAAGCGCGGGCATAGGATTTCACACTGATACCGGCAAGCGCGTTGTTAAACAGGTTGCCGATATAATTGTTCCAGTAGTGGGAAGGGATGGTTGTAACAACCGTCTTCCACATGTTCTGCGCGGCTTCAATTTGATTCACAAATTTCTCCATACCTTTTGAGGTAAAGATGCTATCAACCCGCTTCATAGCATCCAGTAGCTCCGTATGTACATAAGTACCCTCTTCTAAGCCCATCGCTTTTGCTTGCGAGGTATCAAGTTTTGTATACTTTCCGGTGCGAATAGCTTCAGGACTTGCAGAGAATTTTTCAGGCGAGATAACAAGTCCATCTTCAGCGAAATCGTCATATAACTTCTTCATCGAAGTGGATCGTATCCATGCAGATGCCCGCTTTGCCATAACTTTGAATGGATCGCGCTCGAACAGGTTCGATATGATCTCGATTTTATCATCAATTTCTGCAATTTGTTCAGGTGTAAGACCGGCCTTATTTTTAGCATTTGTTAGCTTAGCGATTGCATTATCCACCCGAGCCAAAGTTTCGAATGATTTACGCTCCTTGTTGAAGTTGTTACTGGCCGAACGGCCAATTAACTCTTGAAACATCGGATCGTCCGGGTATTTGGCACGAAGCTCGGCTAATCGCTCAGCCGATAGGCTATCGCTGAATACGTGCGGAAAGTACCCTTGGCGTAATGACTTCAGTACACCAGCAGCAACTTCTTCGCTCCCCATCTGCTGCAACATAGCCCGCATGCGGTCTGCGATCTGAATCATTTCCGGCGTAGCATCCTCTCGTTTGAATGCACCAGATGACGGAAATTCGCCTTCGATCAGATATGGGATAGCCTGCTTCTGTTCCGTGGTTAGATTCTTACCGACCTCTGCTAAGTCGGATAGCTCCTGTTCGAATTGCCGTTGCTGTGCATGGATAGCGTTCTCTGTGTCACGAAGCTTATCAACGCCTTGATTCGCCAGCCCTGAATCCCGCGAACGAGCAGTACGAGGATTGAAGATATCTGTTACCCGTCCAACTGCGTTGCCTACTTTCGACCGACCGCCAGCACCTTGCACATACTTACTAAACTCAAACTCAGGTGCTTTAATCGGTGTTGTTTCAGCATCAACTATATTCCGACGCTCTGGTGCCCGAGTGCTACGTCCTGCCGAAAAGGCTAATGGCTGATCGCCTTCGATGCGAATCGGCCCCAAGTTAATATCGGCTATTGGAGCGATGCTAGAAGCTGAAGAAGGTACGGCTCCGGGATTGATTAGCTCACCCTCTTGAAAAACTGGCCGTGGGCCTGACGGATTTACACTACGAACCGCGTTTTGCGCTTGAAACTCTTGAAAGCGCGGAATCTGTTCACGCAGATGATTGAACTGCTGAACATTCAAGTCTTCAAGCTTGTCTACCTTATAAAATTTCTTCAGGTAGTCTTCACTTTTGCCAAGCTCCCTCGCAATTTGTCGTGCAGTAATCGCACCTGTTGTGCCGATTGCTTGTGGAGTGATTTTTAATATGTCTGGTTTGGTACCGAATTGTTTTGTGATTCGAGTAAACGGAACATCAAAGTTAATAGCTGCATTTTGTGCCCGATTCTGAGCGGCACGAACAGCATTTTGGATGTCTTCCGCTACACCAGCAGTTTTTTGTGCGGCAAGACGTTCAGCCTGCGCTACATCCATGCCTTGATCGGTTAGCTTTTTTGTTAATTGCTCGGCATAATAAGTAGGTGCTTGATCAAGCTCCTTTGTTGCCTTAACACCAAGCGACTTCGCTGCATCTTTTGCGGCCTTTACGCCAGCAGATTCTCCAGCTTTAACCAGTGATCCAGCACCAAATGTTGCATATGTAAGAGGATCGAAAGCAACATCCCCGAGGAAGGACACCAACTTACGGGAACTATTATTCAGTTTTGCGCCTATGTAATTGCCGAGCGATCCTGAAAGGTCTTCGTTGGCTTCGCCCCATCCAAGATTCCCAAGAATCTTATCGAATCCAGTGTGATCTTGCAAGGCTGCGCCACGTTTCGCAGCCCCAAGTATACTACCGAAGGAACTGTGCTGACCATCTGTTAATTCATCTAACACGTTGACGGCTGCATTCCGGCCACGATCAACTTGCATAAGTGCCCGCTGCCACAAAGGAAGACCTGAAGAATCAGATGCGGCGGCAGCGGACGGTTTTTGTGTACTTCCAAAGACCAGATTGAAATCAATCGGCGCTCCGATATCAGGCCGATACGGTGTAGTCGGAACAGTGGGGAGGGGTGTTGGGTTATAGGTGTAGTTCCGATTCCCACTTTGCGCAAGCTGCGCGATCAATTCATCAAGTGTTGCCATACCTTACCCCTCCCTATTTCCAGTACCGAAGTACGTGGTCAATGTATTGCGGATCGCCATACACCTTGTAGCCTTTTGTTGACTTCTGATAATCTGAGAATCGTTGCATAGCCTCACGCACACTAGAGATGTTATTTTTCTCCATGTAAGTGATGACACCCGGCCCCATATTATAAGCAGCAAGGGCCTTCTCTACGCTGCCGTATTTCTTCAGATAACTACCGAACATCTCTGCGCCTTTTGCGATACTTTGCTGCGGCGTAGCATTCTCCATTCCATTAACTTGTGCGACGTTACCGTTGCTGATCCCGGCCCCAAGCGAAGATTCCTGTTGGAGCAACGCTTTGTAAAGGCCGGGGTCAATGTTATTCGCCTTTGAAACTTGGTTAATTTCATTTGCATATGTGCCCGTTACTCGGCGGTTATCCGAGTATGTTATCGCGCCAGCAGCAGGGCGTTCTGCTGACGCACTAGCGTTTGGGTTTATCAACCGAGATATGCTGTTCAAAATGTTGTTATAAGTCACAACATCTTGATCATTATCCGGCAGCGTTTGCCCTTCAGGCAGCGTTGCCGACTTTTGTTTCAGGCGTTCACCAACAGCGTCAAGCTGCGTCTTCAGGCCAGAAAGCACCATCTTATCAACATCGGTTTGTGCATTGTTAATTGCCTGCTGCATCGTGGCCGAATCCTTCGCCGTTTGCTGCGCGAGTTGATCATAACCAAGTTGAATCCGGCTGCTTTCAAGCTGGTTGTTCGCCGTCCAATTTGCAATCTGTGCTGTAAGCTCAGAACTTTTTAGCCCTTCATTTGCTTGATTGCTGCGAATCGTTTCAGCCAGCTTCAGATAATCCAATGTCGGGTTGCCGTTTGCGTCTTGGCCCATAATCTGCGTCAATTGAAGGCCGTAATCGGACTTTAATTTGTCGTAGAATTGGCGCTCATCGCTATCCAATCGCGCATAGAATTGTTGATCACTCTGACTCATCTTGTCGTACTCAATGCGTTCCTTCGACGACAGTTCCTGATAGAATTGCCGATCTTGCTGATCCATCTTGTCATATTCCAAGCGTTGGTCAGCATTCAGCTTTTCATAAAATTGACGGTCTGCCTGATCCATCTGCGCGTAAGCAAGTTGTTGATCGGCATTCAACTTGTCGTAGAACTGCTGTTGATCAGTACCCAGCTTATCGTATTGGAACTGAAGATTGGCCCGGTCACTTGCGCTAATCTTGTCGTAACCAATCGTCTTACCAATCAAGTCAAGGAATTGGTTCGCCCGAGTATCCAAACGATCCTGCGCTTGGCCGTAAAGCTGCGAATAAATGTCATCGGCCAGCTTGTTCTGATTGATGCCCGAAAGCTGTGCGTTTGCTTCAGCCAAACGTGCACCGTAGTCGGAGCGAATTCCGGTTGTATCTGCCTGTGCTTGACGACTCAGGTTTGCGAGATTCCGACCATTAGCCAGCATCAATTGGGTGTTCACTTGGTCAGCGATACCGGAGTTTGCAAGACCGCGATTCGCGACACCTTGTCGTGCAGCGAGGTAATCTTGAAACTGCGTGTCTTGAAGGTCTTGCCGAGCGTTCGCAAGGTTCGCATTTACTTGACCAAGTGCGGCATCCTGTCCACTTACAAGGGAGTCGATCAACCGCTGGTATGAAGCCCGCTGCTCATCGGCTTGCGCTTTCGCATCTTCTTCAGCTTGTTTACGGAGTTCATCTTCCTTGATTGCTTGGCCGTTCATAATTTCCATAAGCTGTTGAATCAAAGTGTCCGTTGTATCCGGCTGTTGCGATTGCTGATAAAGCTGCTGCTGACTCTGCATAAGCTGCTGCAAAAGCTGCTGCTGTTGCTGGTATTGTTGCTGGTACTGCTGTTGGAATTGCTGGTATTGATCACCATATGTACTTTGCTGATTCATTAGCTGGCCGAACAGCGCTTGAAGTTCCGGTGACAACCCGTTCGATGCTCCTGCACCCGGAAGGTTGTCCACGCCGAGCGTCCCAGTGTTCATAACACCATCTGAATTGGTATTGTAATCCGTAGGCTGCGATGTTCCTCCGGTATTGCTACTGGGCATGTTTTGCCGGTACTCTTGCAAACCAGCCGAATTCAGACTTGACACCTTAGCACGTTCAGCATCGTTGCTTAACATATCATAGTATTGTTGCGCCTGCTTGCTGGCGTAGTCAATTCCCGCTGTATTGCCGCTGGCTTTGGCCTGTTCTGCTATATTTTTCCAGTAGTTTATCTCGTTATAAGGATCAACCGTGCCTGTTACTGCCACACCCGCTCACCCCTTTCAATAGCATCATATCACATATTATGCCAAGTGTATACAGGCAATTTTATGGAGTTGTAATCAAATCCTCCCGGCCATGTGCAATCAGGTAAGCGTCAATACCTTCCTTTAAATCCGGGCGGCGCTCGATTACAAAATCGTAATCTTGCGCCCCTTCGATGATACGACTTGCCATGTATGCTGCCATTAGAACCCACCCCCATACAAGATCATGTCGTCAAGCGCTGTTTTTACAAGGGACAATTCATTCTTCAGTTCCTCTACCTGTTCTGTCAATGGCTTCTGATAGACAGGCGGTTCTTCTGGCGCATTTGGATCGGGGTATGAGAACTGAAGAAGTTTCGTCTCGGGGTCTACCCGATAACTTGTGCATTCCATGAAATCCTGTTTGTACTCTCCGTATGGCAGATCAATATGCCCAACAGCGTACGGAAAGTATTCGCGGAGATCAGCATAGGTGTCATAGTCTTGCTCGACGGTAGTCGGTGTTACATCCCCCATCCGTTCGCCTGTATCAACAATGACGTTTCCAGTCTCAAGCTCATAATAAATACGTCTTCCAATGTTCATTTTGTTGAACCTCCTACCATGTTATGGCTTGCCAGCCAAACGGCTGGTTAAGTGATGCAGCGCCTGTTGTGAAGTTGAATCCAGAACTGCTTATAGAACTACCGCTGTCTGCTATCGATAACATGTTGACTGAATTACTTGTGCTATAGAAAAAGTTAGTTGTGCTTATAGCGGAGTTATAGTCGGATCGAACATAAGGTGTAGATACTTCCCATATCATTACAATTCGCGGTGTCTTAGAAAACCCTAAACCTGTAACAACTACTCTATTATTCGATCCATTTGTTGTGGTACCGGATGCAGATTCAACTTTGAGAGCATTGCCTGTTACACCAAATATATTCTTTCCACTTACAATATTTGCGGCAATCCAGTCACCATCAGATAATGTTACGTAATCGTTTGTACCATCTCGATAACCGGCAGATGCACGGAGACGAAGCGTTGTGCCGGAAACTGCTGAAGCTACTGCTGCCGTGTCACCTGCTCTGTCAGGCATTGTTCCTGTAATTTTTGATCCATTTACATAGGCAGTACGGCCAGTTAAAATCTGTGCTGCTGTAGCATTCGCGTCGCTAGTAAAAGTTCCGGTTATACCAAATAAATTTTGTCCTGTTTTTATATTAGCTGCTGTGAACTGTGCGTCTGTAATCGTAATATTTGCACTATCGCCGTAAAACGCGCTGTCTGGTACACTTAACTTCAAAGTCGTACCCGAAACTGAAGAAGCATCGGCTGCGTAATCGCCGGAATCTCGGATCGTCATCGAGCCTTGCAAACCGAAGATGTTTTTATCACCCCGGATGTTAGCTGAAGCGAAATCGCCATCAGATATTCCGATTCGAGCGCCTGTACCATAAAAAGCGCTGCCGGGTACACTTAACCACAACGTATTCCCTGATACTGCGGAGCCGTCCGCACCGTAGTCACCCGTCTCTCGATTACCCATCGTACCTGTGATTTTTGCGCCATTTACGTAGGCTGTTTTTCCGCTCAAAATATTACCTGCTGACGCATTTGCATCAGATGTAAAAGTTCCAGTCACACCGAAAATGTTAATGCCGGTTTTAATATTGGCAGGGGTAAAGTCCGTGTCGGCAATTGTGATGTTTGCAGCAGGTGCATACTTCGCTGTAGCCGGAATACCCAGATACAGTGTCGTTCCTGACACAGCCGATCCTCCAGTAGGATAGTTTCCTGAGGGGCGATCTACCAATGTTCCCGTCAGTAGATCGCCCGTTGCATTGATGAATGTTTTACCCGCCACAACATCTGAGACGACTGCCGTACCTTCAGCCGTAACCCCTGAACCAATACCGTGTGTAGAAAGTACGTAATCGATATTCATTTACAGTACCTCCTGCGGAATTTTTTCAACAATGATTTTGTTCGCGTCATAAACCAAGGTCCACTCAATCGTTTTTGTAATCGTTACACCATCAACATCATAGAAATCCCATGTATCAACATGGTATAAACCGTCCGTTAAGTCTGATAGCGTAGATTGCATATACAGTGTGTCATCAGGTAGATAGAAATTAACAATCGTATACTTCTTGTTCGTCGCATCATAACTGCCAAGATCGGCTTCGGATCGAAGAATTGCTTGATGCGCGTATACATCAGCGTTATGCGCCTCAAGCTCAAGGTTTTGACCGACCAATGATGGGTCAAGTTTCTGCGCCGTAACTGCACCATCTTGTATCTTTGCTGTCGATACAGAGCCATCTGCAATCTTCGTATTCGTTACAGCCCCGTCTTGAATCTTGGCTTCAATAACAGCATCATTTCCAAGCAATGGACTAATGATCGCTCCGGGGCCGATCTTTGCGCTCGTCACGCTGGCATCTACAATGTTTGCTGTAGTGACAGCGTTGTCTGCCAACTTTGCTGCCGTTACCGCATCGTCTTGAAGTTTGCTGCTTGTTACATTTCCATCAGCAATCTTCGCTGTTGTAATTGCTGAATCAGCAAGCTTACCAGTAGTCACAGTCAGGTTCGCAATCTTGTCCGCTGTTACAGCGGTGTTTGCAATTTTACTTGTCGTAACTGCTGAATCAGCAAGCTTACCTTCAGTCACATTGAGGTTAGCGATTTTTGCAGTCGTTACTGCGCCATCCTGTATCTGTGCTGTACCAATGGAGTTGTTGGCCGGAACGGCAGTTACCGTCAGCACTCCGGTAGATGTATCAAGCGCAAGTTGGATGCCTGTTCCTTGCTTAACCTTAATGAAATTAAAAGCAAGATCGAAGTTCTTTGTCTGCAATACATTACCGGCACTATCGTACACGGTAAACGACTTGATTAGACGATCAAAGTTATCGTTTATTGCGGCACGAAGCATCTCGTGATCGGCTTCGTATAGCGTCGCTGTAACGATATCACCGTCGTTCCAATCACGCATTGCACCGTCGTTAATACGTCCCATATTTGCCCTCCTTTTGAATATTAATATTCAATATTACGGCTTCTTCAATTTAAACTCAAGACCGAAACCAAACAGTTCAAAAGGCTTACCACCAATCGTATGAAATTTCAGCTTCACACGACGGCACTTCCCTCGAATCGAAGTCTTCAAAACTGACAGATAAACCTCGCCCAAAACCGACTCACCGAGTTCCCAAAATCCAAGTGAGGAACCACCCCGGAAGTGAAAATTTGGAGCCGTAGTATCATGCCATGTGACGAAGCCTGTTACCGGATCGACTTCGGCATGGCCGGATTCTGGTGTCAACGTGATCACATTATCAGCCTGAATGGTTAGGTATAAATCTGAAGAAAATTCTTGATAGGCGCGGGCAAGCAGGTATACTCTCTTCAGCTTTTTGTAGTTGAATGAAGCCGATAGATCATGCGACTTCGTTTCAATTTCCATCGGATAGTCCGTGCCTGCGTCTGTAAAGACTTCGCGATCATGTTTCATGACCGATCCATTTTTTGTCAGATTATAGCAGTCATCACCGTAGGTAAGGAACTGAAGAATATTCAATTTATCTGACTCGTCCCTCGCCCACACACCGGCTTCAAAGTAGTACCGATACACCAGCTTTTTATCCGGGAACGCCAGCCAGTATTGGTTGTCATTGAAGGCAGCGCAAGCGTTCGTATCAACAGGCAATTCTGACCGAATGTTAGCGTCAATCCGACCGACATTCATTGTTTCCAGACGGTACGGATTCGGCTTCAACTCTTGCGCCCCTTCATGCGACAGAAAGTACACCCGGTTTCCGACTACTTTCGCTGACCACGGCGCGATACAACCTATCGTATCGTTGATGACGTAGCGACCATAGTCTTCAGGCGACTTGCCGGTAAGCGTCTGGATGCTCGTCTTAGAAAAGAAAACCAGCATATCCTGAAAACGTACCGCCGAATTTAATGGCTCCTGCCGACCAATGTCGAAGTTAATCGTGTTGTTCGTCGGAAAGTAGTACGGATTTTCAAGGTCCGATATGTATAGATGGTAAGGCCGAGACGGGTCACCGTACAGCAAGATTCGGTCCCAATGTAACACGATATGATTACATTGATGAATACCATCCGAAGGTAAAATACTAGGCCGATCCGCAATCGTCCGAATTTGAAAGCTACCAAGCACATACTGTTGTGACAACTCCGGCTCCGCTGAATCACCTGTCTTGCGGGCTGTTACACGGATGTCATACTGTCCAACAGTTGTGAATGTAAACGCATGTGTTTTATGACTGGCGGTCCAATCCTTTGCCACCGTATAACTCGTGGCTGAATTCATTTTGTACTCCCATTTATAGTCGATTGTACCGCCATATCCGCTAGGAATTGCGATGTAGGCGGTCATATCGATAGGTTCGTTTAGTGCCCCATAAGAATATTCAGGCCGGATACCAATGACTTCAACATTCGTGCCACCAGCTACGCCGTCTTGAATGAACCCGTCCGGGTCCTCAGCCAGCGCATTCGTGCCGATATAAATACCTTCCATAACAGTAGGCATGTACGGATCAACTTCACGCGCTTTGAATGTACTGGACTCTATGTAAAATTCGATCAGCTTTGTTCCGGTTGCTATGTACAATGTCTCACGATATTGAACAGCTTCAACCGGCCTTATGTTCTGTACCAAAATCGTTGCGTTATCCAAGTCTTTAATCGCAACCTCTACCATTGTGGAGCTTCCATTTTGCTTCACGAATAAATGTCCGTTGATTATAAAAACCATATGCGGATAATCCTGCCCTTCCTCGTAGAAGAAGAACATGCCTTGAGCCGCGCCCGAATGGCTGGTAACGAGAGTGCGGCCATAGCGCAATCGGGCTGAAGCGCGACCGGAAAGGTCTGCATTGGTCATCACCGGATATTCATTCTCGCGAAGGCGTTCATTCGTAATCTCCGAATTCAATCCACCGGAGAAATCGACAAACGCCTCAAACACTTTTCGCGCCGGATCGACCTCAATATTTTGCCGCATCTATCGTCACCATCCTTTCGGGTAGAATGCGGGTGGATCGTTCCAAACATCATTAGGTTCCCATAGAATTGTAACCTTATCCCCGTCTTGAACACCACCCGGTATAACGATAATTCGAGGATCATCATAGACAAACTTTTCATAGCCATAAAATTGAATGCCGTTGACATAGACTTTCATCTCTGTAAAACGAGGCGAAAATCCCTCTTTTGTGACCAAAAAGTCAGTTTGCCCTTGCGTTCCAGTGAATTGAGCAACATTACTGCCTTGCTTATCAGTCACCGAAGCTTCTACGTGCTGCACAAATCGCGGAATAGCTTGTTCGAACTGAGAAAGCAGGCTGTTCTTTTCTTGAATGGATGAGTCAGCCGACTTATACATTGCAGCCGCATAGATGACCGGCATCTCATGAAATTTAGCATCGAAAGCAAAGCTGTCAGAGAGTGCATTCGCTGTTGTAATATCAGGATAATCGATGCCGCATTCAATCGACATTCGATTTTTGCCCGCATTAAACAGTTGGACCGCAATTGCTTGATCAGCTACGTCATCGATATAAAACTCAAGCAAAGTAATCATTTCAGAGAGAACCATAGCTACCCTCCTTACGTAACTGTAATCGTTGTTTCTGCCGTAATTGCAGACGCCGATCCAGTCAATCCCCCCTGTGTAATTAATACATCAAGAGGACCTGTCAGTGGCGTTATTGTATACTCACCGGATGTGACATTGTAGTCTACATCAGCAACGTCCGTTACGCCTGTACCAAGCCAAATAGAAAACTTCTTCGTTACTAAATAGCCATTAACCTTCATACTGCCGGTATCAGCAACAGCCCATTGCGGGTTATCTAATGCCAAAATCGGCGGTCCCCACATCTCTCGCGTTAAACGAACCGGCTGATTGGCGTCTGGACTGGCATGCAACCATCGCGGGTCATCGCCCGGATCGGTAACACTAAGCGTATATCGTGTATTTGTTACACCGTCCATACCATCGGCCACCATCTGTGATTGTATAACAGGTACGTTTGTATCAGCCGAGTCATGGAACATAAACAGATGACCTCCAAGCAGATTGACCGGGATTGCAAACTGTGAAGCGCGGGATTGATAATTGCCCGGAACTGAAGAAGGTGTCCCTCCGATCCATTGCTCAATGCTGGATCGCCGAGTGGGATTGGTTACATACCAGCTATCCTCATCATCGTATCCATAATCAGCGATACCAAAATGCGATACCATGACGTTAAAATAATCAGGAAATTTAGCTGCAATGCCGAACACGTTTCCACCGCCACCAGAATATCCAACAACATTAACATTCGCCGGGTTTACGTAGTCAGAAAAAGCAGCCTTCACGTACTCAACAGCGTCGATAATGTCGTAAGTTTCTCGTCCGCAAGTGTCGCGAGTCCCGCCCGCTCCGTTACGTCCGCGCATTCCTACTGCTACAGCAAACAAGCCATAATTTGCCATGTCAGTCATAATGAAGCTTGTCATTGTTGAAGCGTCTTGATCATAACCATGCATCAAAACAACGATTGGCAAATCTGTTTCGCGGTTATCAAAAGCATAATGTGCATATAAGTTATTGATCGAATCAATTGAACTTGTGTAACGAAAGCCTCCGCGCACTACCCCCTCTACCGGACCAGCAGCTTTGCCGGGGTAGTAATGGACACCAAACGGGTTGTAGTGTGTCATTATCTTTGCCGCTCTACACCGACACGTAGATTGCCGCTTGTCGGGTTTGTTGTTTTTGCGATCTGAAGAACCAGCCACCCAATAGGGCCAGCATAAAACACCGTCAAGTCCTTGCCGCCCGGTCCAAACTGCAAGGGTGCAGACGAATTTAATACTTCAGCAGTTACAACGGCTTGAGCAAACAATGGACCACCGGATGTAGAGATATTGATTCCATTAAATTCACCATTAGCATCTGGCATCAACCATCCAGTTACATTAACATCTTGATTCAGATTGCCGGTCATATTTACTCGAAAAGTTCGATAGCCCGCCGCTGCAATTGGAACTGCAATCCATGTACTGCCCGAAGTAGAAACCCCTTGAAAACCAAGAAACTGCGCAATTTGCGACGTTGCAATTCCGGCGTAAAGTGTCGTTCCATTGGCAAGCGCACTTTCATCCGTGCCTTTCGCAAACAGCCAGTCTGATACATCGCCTTTTATTCCAGACGCGCCACCATACCCGTTTGCATACCCCCATGTGTAGACCGAACCGGCCTCTACTTCCTGAACGCCTACATTATACTTTTTTTGAGCCATTCTTCTGAGCCTCCTTCAGTTCCAAAAGTAGTTGATTCATTTTGCGCTGTTCCAGCAGCAGAGCATAAAGCATTTCTTCCTGCTTTGTTGCCAATGTTCCAAACTCCGTTTTCATGGATTCACCACCCATTTAAAAACCCCCTAGCAGCTAGGGACTAGGGGGTTTTGCTATGTATTGATAATTACTCCGTTACAATTGCTCCAAGTACGCCGCGATGGTCCGACCAACCATACGAGATACGGAACCGGCCTTTGTACTTCGCTTGATCGGTGTCGAAGTCGTTGGTGGACTTGAAGTTCAGCCGTTCCCGCCAGAAAAAGTTCAGTTGATGCAGTTGGCTGTCAAGCAACCACCAGCTATCTGCCATCTCATCGCTCAGGTAGTCGAGAACAACAACTTTGAAGCGCCCGCGCATAGGGTTATGATCCAGTTCTGCGAACGTTGCGCCGGTAGTTCCCGCAACAGGCACGGATGCCGTTTTGGAAATCTTTTCAGCTACGAACTCATTTTTACGAGACACAGCCAAGATGTCAGGTGTCATCTGAATCTTCAATCCACGCTCATCCACTTGTTCAGCAGCCAGCTTCAATGCAACCTCAAGATTCTGCTCAGAAAGCGTCAGGTTGCCGATTGCATTCGTCGTGGTACCGCCGTCCAGCCGAGCGTGAGTACCGATCAAAGCCTCACCTTTCCAGTTCCTAGCCAGCGCCGTAGCCGAATCATTGAAAACTGAAGCAGCCTCATCTTCAATCGTCGAACGTGCAGCGCGACCAAGGGCTTTCGGCATCTTGCGAATCTGACCGTACATCTCATCATCTACAAGCTCTTTCTCGACGATGAAGCCCTTAGAAAATGTCGAGTGCTTGTAGATTACAGTATCGGTTGTCGTCGGGTCTTCGTATTGGGTGCTGTCCGTGGTACCCTTCTTATTCCACTTCGAAAAGCCGCCCATCCGAAGGTCCGTTTCCATCGCTTTCTTCGAGGAAAGGACGTTAAATACCTGTGTAAATTGCGTCGGCTTTTCCTTATACGACTCGAAGAAAATCTTGCGCAATCCCGGCTCCAGAAGTCGGGCATAATTACCCTCATGAATCATGGTATGTATACACTCCTTTCCTTATGTTTAATTACAGTATAGTCGAAGCTTTGTTCAGCCCGACCATAGCATTGCCGTTTTCCAGCAATTCGTGTACTTTCAGGATCGTATGCGTTGTATCAGCGACATTCATCTGATAAGTACCGTCAGACGCAACCGACACGCCATAAGACAGCCCCACATTCGGAGTGCCGCCGACATAACTAACCTCATACAGCGCCAGCGGGTTCGTGCGGATTTTGCCCTTCTTTGTAGTTTCAGTCGGATGTTGCAGCGTCGGACCTTCGTACATACCAAGTACATTAGCATCCGTAGCCGTAAGCGCTGTGATCACACCGCCAGACGACTTCACCAGATCGTTCTTCTTGGCCGAAGCGGCGTATGTGCTGTCAATTACCAAGTCTTCGACCGGCATAGCAGCATCGCCGCCAAACGTTTTACGAAACTCAATCATTCATGATTACTCCTTTCGTCTGGTGTCATATTTCTTGTACTCAGCTTCAGAAATACCGAGCATCTTGGCCGCATACCGTTCATCGGCAGTAAGCCCTGTGTCGTTCGACTTAACGCCAGTTGTCGCCGGAGGAACAATCGTTTTTCGCCCGGACATTTCTGCCAAAGCTTCCTGTTTGGCCGCTTCCCGGATTCCCTGTGCAATCTTCTTTCCATGCAGCGCGTATACCGCTTCTTCAAGCGGCAGGTCCACACGCCGAAGGACCTGAAGCATATGTACACGAGATTCCTTTATGTCATCTTCGGTAAGCATCGGAAATTCAGTAAGCAGGTTCTTGGCTTCTCCATCCATGCGGCGGTTCCAGTCATTGAACTCAAGTTCAACAATCTTGGCTTCGGCCTCTTTCAACCGGGCTTCACGCTCTTGCTCCTGCTTCAGCCGCTCAATCGGAACCCCTGTTGCTTTTGATTCCTCAGCGAGTTTTTGCTGCTTCAGTTGCTCCAGCATTTGCTCCGGTGTTACCCCGTACATATCGGCAAGCTGCTTGGCAACTTGGAATGCCGGGTCCGACTCCTTAGCCTTCTGGATTTCAGCCTCAAGTTGTTTCTGCCGACGCTGCTCCGCATATCGCGCATTCTCTTCTGCCGATTGTGTAGGCTTCTTTTCCTCTGGCTTATCTTCGATAACAGGTTCAGCGGGGTCCTCTTCCTTCTTCTCTATCTCGTCGGGATCGGCTCCATCTTCGTCGATTTCATCGTCTTCATCTTCTTCCTTACGGATGCCTTCCAGCACCTTTCGAAAGTCAATGTCCTCATCATCAACGTCATCTTCAGTACCGCTGACTTTTTCGTCATCGATATCAGAGGCATCGCCTTTGTCATCGTCGAAGTCAATCAGCCCGTCTTCATTCGGATCGCCATCAGAGAATAGTTGAAGGTCAAGGTCCAACAGGTATTTTCGATTTTCCATGTGCGTACTCCTTTGCCTTTTTGCGCGTGGCCCGCGAGGTTTGAGAGCTTATAGGCCGATTATGGATGTAATCCAACGGGGCACCCGAACGTACAAGCTCTACTATTCAAGCTAAGTATACAACATAAATTTTCTATTGACAATACCTTACACAAAACTTTTTGAATACATCCTAAATGAGTTGGGTATACTAAAGGAACTGAAGAAGGAGGGTGGTTGCTTTCAGCGGGAAAATCCATCTGTATGCAGGCATTGGCCTCTGGTTGTTACTAGCAAACGGCGACTTATTTTTAAACCCAATCTTGTTTCTGCTTGGCTGTATTCTACCGGATGCCGACCACCGACGATCCTTAATAGGCAAAATTTTACCCCTCTGGCTATGGTTTCGGCACAGAGGGGCGGTTCATTCGGTATGGTTCATGCTGGTTTGCTTTGCAATTGCAGGCAGCTTATGGCATCCCATGGCCGGTATCGCGCTGGCTGCTGGCGTGTTTCTTCATTTAATAATGGATTCCTGTACGCCAAGCGGTGTCCGCTGGCTTTAAACGACTTGCCAATCCTCAGCGAAAAGATCAGCTTGCGATGCCAGCCAGCCGGGTTGCCATTGTTGTGCGGCAGTCCACATGGCAATGTACGGCTGGCTGTCCAACGGCGTATCTTCGCCTATGTGTTTAGCTGTTCGATCATTCACTTTTGCGCCCGGCTCCTGTGTATTGTGGGGCGGCAGATAAAGGGACGGCATCATGACAATCCACATCCCCCTGCCATTCCAGCCTGCGCGGGCGACTTTATTTCCATTCTTCAGTTCAATCAACGCTTCTCCAAAATTCATGTTTGCATCTCCTTTGAATATTAATATTCAACTTAGCTACCTTTGCTCATTGCCATCATGGCCGCTTGGCCGGTAGTACCTTGCGGAGCCTGCGCCGGTTTGGCCGCATCTCGCGGACGTGTGCCGGTGCGCTCCGTCTTGCCCTGCTGGTCAATAAACTGCTGCGCGGCCTGCTGTGCGATCTGAAGAGCTTTCTGCTCGTTCATACCACGCGCCAGATTTTGTTGCAGTACGTGGGCAATTTGTACCATGATCTGCGCCGATTGCAGCGCCTTTTCCTTCTCCATCCGCGCCCGATCTTCTTTCATCCGATCCATGATAACATCCTTCATATCGAAGTCTTGGAATCGAAGCCATTCTTCCGGCGTGATGATAGGTGGATCGTAGTTAAATTGTCCTTGCTTTTGCATCAATTCATCGGCCTGCTGTTTACGAAGCGCTTGTGTCGTCGGAGCTACTGCATAAATGTCCGACTTACATATCCATTGCATGTTGCGGATTGTGCTTTTATCCAGCGGTTCGTAGGTGTCATAAGATGCCTTGTTATTGCGGTCAAACGTAGTGATCGGACGTGTGTCTTTCCACTTGTACATGATGTGCAGAATAATGAGGTCTGAGATACGTTCTACAAACTCGTCAATCTGAATCATCTTATCCTTATCACGAATCGTTGCACGTTCGATCAAAGCGTTAACGCCGGTGGAGGTTGTCAGCGATCCGATAGATTGGCCGGTATACGCTTCGTTGATACCGACCATTTCTTTAATGTCATTCTTCAGCCGGTCCTCCAGTTCGAACAGCCCTTTCGGGATGTCATCCGGCTTCAATACATGGACCGACTTTTGCGGATCGACGTTCGACACCCAAACCTTACCGGGCATCGTGCCCGTACGAGCCATCTCCTGTGCATTAATCCCCGATTCTTTCAAAACAACTTTCTGCGAGTTTTGATTCAAAACACCGATGGTTGAGGATGTCTGCGACGTGCGATTGATGAGCTTCTGATTTTCGAAAATATCCATCGCTGTTGAATTACCGAAAAAGCTGTTCTCTTCTTCTTCGTCATACAAGATTGCAAACGGATATTCAGACGGCTCATAATCCTCAATTCGATATAAAACAAATTGGCATCCTGATATGTAATAGGTGACATTTACTTGCCAACGGCCTTGCTCGTTTACAAACCGCTCCCAATGTGCATGAAGGGTCACCATCTCGTCGCCGACAATGTTCTGGCTTGGCGCATTCGATAGGCCATCTTCGCGGTCTAAAATCTCACCCGTTTCAACGTCCGTCGAACCCAACATATCAATCGTCAAATCGGCAAGTTGTTTGCCCGCATACTTCTTAAACTTCTTGTTATTCTTGATCTGCTTCAGCGTCAAGTTATCTGTGATGTCAATGAACTTACACTCATCAATGCAATAGGCATCCGGGTCTGGATGAAATCGCGCAATCGGAAAACGTTTCACACAAACGCGCCCACGAAACAATGAATTTTTACTGCTGCCTTCCTTATAAGTACCGCCTACAAAATCATCATCGTTATACACGAAAGCAATTGCCGTGCCTTGAATGATCGCTCGGTCAATACAACGTCGAATCGTGCGCGGTACACGCTCCGACTGCCATACGTATTTATACGCTTTTGACAGCCGCTTCATGTCCTCTTCGTACTGCTGTTCAAGTGCGGTGTAATGCGCTTCTGGAATCGCGGATGCGAGATTCGCCCGTTTGATCGTTCGCACATATCGAATATAGTTTGTGACCGGCTTTGGAATCCACGGCGGCAACGATTGGTCTACCCATTGATCGCCGCGATCAAACTTGTCGAGCTTGTTCCATAATTCACGCTTCTTTACAAACGCCTGCTCTGACCGGCGATAACGAGCATCCATGTCACTGATTAATGTCTTCTGTTCTTCGGCAGAAAGCTTATCAACATCATTCACGGCAGAATCTCACCCCCATGGTAGCTTACATCATCGCTATCTTCAATCAGTTCTTCACGCTCCAGCCGCTCCGCATGGCGCATCGCTTCCAGCCATTTTTCCTCTTCCTCTGAAAGCTCAGGAGAAGCTGAAGAATTTTCCCCTTCGACTTTTTCGCGATACAAGACAATGGATCGTACATCCTTCAGCGATAAGATACCGACCGATAGCCCCACATAAACTTGATTGTCGTCTTGCGTCAACTGAACAACCAGCTTATCGTAATCCGCATCCGATAAATGGTATGACAGGTACGTGCCATCAGTGTAATAAATCGTATACAAACGTCCTTCCGCTGCCATAAACAGCCTCCTTTACACGTAGCTCAGATAATCACGACCGTTTTCGTATTCGTCATCATACTCATCATCGTATACACTATCTTCATCTTCCTTAGTATACTTCTTTGGCGGCTCCCCTGCAATGGTTTTTAATTGATCGGGATCATCCGGCAGACGAGCAAACCCGTAGCGCATAGAGTCCATGGCATGGTCATTCTTCTTCTCCGGCTTCTCGTCAGGATTTTTCTTGTCATCCATCGATAATTCCGGGTATTTATAGCCTATGCCTTCGCGGGCAAGATTCGGGCATTTGTCCTTGAGAATCACCCACTTACCGCGATTTATGTACGAATTAACCTTCATTAAACCCATGTCCAGCGAATTGTTTCCTTCCGAAAAATAGAGGCCGTACTCCTGATAAATAGACTGAACAGACTTACCATTAATGGGGTCTGTTTTATTGCGTATCGATGGGTCAGCTACCATAAATTGAAGACGACCTGAAGAAATTGCATCGATCTTCGGCTTGATAACCGGCGCATGATCCGGCACCAGACCGGGTTTATAATACTCGTCGTAGGTCACAACAAGGTTCCGATCCGGGTCTATTGCGCTCCAATATACGGCTGTTGGATTACGCAAGCCGTGATCCAAATTGACGAACTTTACCCACGAGTCCGGGATGCCCGGAATGCCACGCTCTTTGAACCAATCAGCAGACTCTTTCAAGCACTTCGCAAAGTTCGGATAAACCATCATACTGTTACTTGTTAACCTACATCTGTAGGCGGGCCGTCATTTCTGCGACCTCTGCATGTTTCCATGCAGATCAGACTATATCTTCATAGCTGGTTAGGCTATGCACAACCATCTAGTCGTTACGGATTTCTACACATGTCACTAATGAAATCAACCTACAATGTGTAGCTTGTCCTCGGCATTGCCTTCGCCATTATGCGGTCAGGGTTTCACCGATTTTGTTGTGTTTATAGAGGGCAGGTTTTCGTTTACCCTCTGCATGCTCGAAACTACCATTCATATACCGCGCAATCCACCAATCCGGCTTACCTGCACAGTTCAGTTCAATGAAGTCTGGCGGTAGGTATTTATTCAGCGACGTCTGCCATACAAAAGTCGTAATAAAAGGATTATAATTAGCATGATCGGGATGCTCAGGATTCGCTCTTGAGATATTGTCAGCAAAGACATCCTTAATCCATCCCAAATCAGGGTTAGAACATACCATAAACAGGCGATCGTGTACAAAAGGATCGCGCATTCGAGTAAGAAGCTGGTCATAGATTGAACGCTTGATACCAGACGCTTCTTCCATGTGGATAAGACCGGCATTAATTGACCGAATCTTTTCCTCATCGTCTGATGGAATCGTGTAGAAAACAAACCCGTTAACAAGTTTAATCTCTCCATCCGATTTATTATAACTTTCGATCAACGGCGGCGGGCAAACTTCATGAAAAAATGTCTTAAGTGTTGTCCGTTTAAGCTGTTGTAAAGTGGGTGCTGTGAGCAGCCCGGTCCCTCTCGGATTGTTCATCGCCCGTAAGAAGATTTCTGCTAAACTGGTACGCGATTTTCCTGAGCCATAGCCCCCGAATACACCAATGACTTGAGCTTGTAAACGCCATTCTTTAAGCTCATCATCCCACACTTCAACTATTGGTACTTCGTGCATCTTTTGCTGGTAATCTTGCGGCACATATGTAAGCTCAATACAGCCACAAGCCGGACATTCCAGATAAGCAATATGGCCGTTCATAGGAACGACCATTTCAGATGTGTGACAATTTTTACAAATCAACGCTTCTCAACTCCCCTGTTGCCGCGCCTTTTTCTATCAGCCATTTCAGCATGATCCACGCAATAAGTTCTGCCTCGTAATCCTTACAAATAAAGCCGAATCCAATCAATTCTTCACGGACATGTTCTGCCAACTCATGCTGTCCAACTGCAATCATAGGCTTGCCCTCCCATCGGACTTGCTATATTTGCTGATCAGTTTTATTTACTCGTGCTTGTACTCGCCTTCGGCTGTTGCTGCGCTTTGGTCATTCCAATCTCATGTTGACTGGATAAAGCTGCGGCATCTTTTGCTTCTTGGTGCTGCTGTTGCCTTGCTTTAAGGCTGGCGTCGAGTTCGGCTTGCTCGTTCGCTAAACGGAGCTTGTTCGCGTGCTCGGATTGCTTGAGCCGCATGTCCTGCTGCATCTGCGCCTGCTTGATCGCTGCCTCCTGTTGCATGATCTGCAATTCCATTGCTGCCTTCTGTTGTTCGATCTGCATCTCTTGCTGTGCCTTCGCCATCTCGATTTCCGGATTCGCTCCTGCCGGTTGTTCCGTCAGGCTCTTGTACGCTGTCGCTAGCGTGTTGATACCATTTGCTAAAACGTCGAAATCGAGTTCCTTGGCCTTCCCTATCGATTGCATCATGAACTGAAGAATGCTCCCAGCAACGTCCTGTGCAGAAGCAGCCGGTGGTTGCTGCGGCAGGGCACCGGGCGGCAATAGCCCGTTTTGCGAAGTCAAAGTCGAAGGAGGTTGTGTCGATGATGGTCCCATCATCGGATCGCCGAACCCCCCGAACTGATTCGTCTGTTGAAGCGCCGCTATCATCTCCGGCGTCGGTTGATTCTGTGCCAATATAACCCCTCCAATTCTTAGTTAGCCAAGGATACCTTACAACCTCTTTCATCAGCGCCACACCGCCATTCTATACCGTCCCTTACACCCGATTACCGGGCCGTAGCTCCCGTCAACAATATTGAAATCATCGTTCTCATAAACCGGACGGATTTCAGGAAGCACCCGCATGAATACGAACTTCGCGCCTTCAGAAGCTAAAATAAAGGATTTCATGATTTCATACCGAACTTCATCCTCCGTTTTGCCTTCGAACCTGTATGTTGTAAACGCCAACGCGCCGAAATGGTCCATAAACGGGCCTGTGTCAAACTCGCCTGTTGTTATTGGCACTTGCACAAACGCGGTTGCGCACTTCGGGAGCCTATCAAGCATGAGTATAAATTCATCCCATGTCTACATCTTTTCTCACCACCTTTGGCCTTGAAATTTGATGAAGCACAATCGTTTTGTTGGCATCCCCGGCGTTCAGAAGGCCGGACATTTCCTTCAGTTCCTTTGCCGCCTGCACATTACCGCCCATACCTTGCGACACTAAACCCTGCATGGACTTTCGTGTC